TTACGGCTTAGACCCATAATACCTTGAGCGGCAACAGTGTCAGTTTGTGCTGAATTCAATGTTGTACCAAAGAATGTTGTTGGATCTACTACTAAGTTCATAGAAATGTCGTTAGTAGCGGTTGTTGGAACTTGCAACTTAGCAGAACTGTCAAGTTGGCTCCATGTGTGAACATCGTTTGCATTTTTAACAGTCATGTCCATTAGGGCTGGAACGCTTACAGCGCCTGAACCTAATGCGATAGCTGTTGGAGGTGTACCAGTGATAGTAGATGCAGACGCAGTATCAATCTTTAGAGTGATCTGCGAACTACTACCTGGGCCTGGGTTAATATAACTCATTTTAGTTTCCTTATTGTGGTATTAGTCTTACGATATGAAACGCGAACTCAGTTATAACAGCATCTTCTTGGTAGCGTGTTGTGACTGTACATAATCTTTGAGTAACACCTAAGCCACTCAATTCATTTGTTAGTCTCGCATCCTTGACTGTTTGCACTATCGTTTCGTAGTTTGGTATCGGATTTTTTGCGTCTGTGACAAGGAACGCACGGATATTTGTATGTTCATTAGTAGCACCAGAACCGTCTAACGCATTTAACGCAGTGATCTGATTAACTTGATCAAGATCTACATAAATGTGTTTCTTGTTCTTGAAATACAATGGTTGACCGTCGTCCGAGAATGGCAACATGTCAGCAACAATGACTGGGGTTAGCAGTCGCTTGTTGTTCTTTAGATAATTGACAATAGCTGTTCTCATCTTACTCTATGCAACCTGAAATTACCTGGGCGCTTTTCTTTCTTGGCTATGGTTCCATCACCATTAACATCATACCAATCACCATTATTGACTAATTCGGTAAACAATAGTTGGTACTTTGCTTGGTAAAATCCAATCTTGGCACGCTCTGCATGATCTTCCTTACTAAAGTCAGCAACCTTAGGTAGGATATAATAATACAAAGCATAAAAGACACACAAATCAGTAAAGTCTGTTTGTCTTGCTATGATTGAAGTTGGATTAACATCTGGAACATCATCCGCATTAACAAAAGAAGGATTAACGGTAGTTTGGAGATATAAATCTCTCCACCAATCGCTATACTTAATTTGAGTGAGGATGCGTCCAGTTGCCTTGACTAAAAGCTCTTCAATAACATCATCCGTGAGGCCTTCGTTGTTTTCAAATACCCTTTGATCGGTATCAAGAACATCTTGATACTCTGCAAAAGATATCACATTGCTGTCTGAATCAAATATGAAGGCCATCTCGTTTGCCTATTAGTTGATCTGTGCGTCAGCAGTAATGCGAACACCATGCAACTTGTTAAGAGTTGTTGCACCTGCAACAGCTTTCAATACTACATCAGTAGCACGAGCAGCTGGTAGATACAATGTGTTCATATCGATTGAACCACGCATTGCGTGACCGAATGCTGTCTTAGCAAATACAGCGTTGATAGCATCTGTACCGCTTGTAGTAACTAAAGCACTTTCATAGATCTCAACACCAGCTAATGTACCGATGTAGAAACCACCTAACACTGAGTTACCAATGTCGCTTGGGTTAACTAAACCAGATGCACCAGAATATGGAAGAGTGTTTGTTAGGTTCTTCTTCAAGTTGTAAGCACTTGCTGGGCTAACAACAGCGTAGAAAGGACCTGTCAAACGAGCTTGACGCAATGTAGCGGCAGCTTTAAGAATGTCAGCAACAACTAACTCATGGCCTGCACCACCTAAGTCATCATAGTAGTCTAATGATGCAAATTGTGCAAACACTTGCTTGTCCATAGACTCAGCAATAGCGCGGCCAGATTGGTCACCGATTTGTGCAAATACATCGCTGTATGCGCTGTCACGGATCATGTCTGTGATTTGATGGTAAACAACATGCTCGCCCAATGTGATTGTGGCAGCGTTTGTGTTAGTTTGTTTAGCTGAACCTGCGGCTTCATCAGTGATTAAGTCTGCAACTACACGATCCCAAACTGGAACTTGTAAGTTCTTACCAGTGTGGATTGGTGCGTCGAATACAGTAACTAATTGACGAGCAACAGATGTTTCGTATGCTTGGTATTGTGCTTGTGTAACAAGGTTCGCAAATAATTCACTATTCAGCGAGGTATTTGTATTTGATGGATATGACATTTTAAGTTTCCTTTAAATTATTGTTTTCTTTTAGCCATCTCCCTCGCGTATATCTGACGATGTGCCGCAAGTTTGAGGTCTAACTTTGAAATATCAACGGTACCCACTTCTTGGGCAACATTGGATCTCGCGTTTGTAGTTGTTGGGGTAGCACTAACAAAATGCGGATTCGAATCAAGAAACTCACGCACTAAATCTTCTACACCGAGCGGTTCACCGTGGTCATTATAACGCACAGTTCCTCTGCTATCTACAACTTCTACTTCTCCGTCATTATTCAAGCGAACATTAGAGGCTAATAGTGCCTTAACTTGATCAGCATTCACAGCACGATATTTTGCGGCGGCGCTAACAAGTGGCGTATTGACCTTATATTCCTTGATAACAGAATCCCTTTTTTGGATTTCAGCATCCTTTTTCGAAGCAAGTTCTTGAAGAGTCTTTTCAAACTCACCACGCTTCATTTGTTCTGCTTGGCGGCGTTGTTCCGCTTCTGCTTTCAAATTGCGTAGTTCTTCAGGATCGCCTAATTCAGCGTATGGTTTTAATAGTTTCTTCTCTAATGATCCGCGCATACGGGCCATCATAGCGTCAACTTCCTGTTGAGTATAAGATTTTGTTTCTACTTGTGCCTGATTTTCTGAATTATCAGCAGGATCAGTTCCTTGGTCTAAAGCCGATTGATTGTTAAATGAGTTCATCGTGGACTCGCGCCTCCTTAAGAGTAGTAATATTTATTAGATTCCCGCCAATCGGGTACCTAAATGGTTGGATAACCAACAATATAATTATCGTTAGTCAATTCCACCGGTTGTTGGAAAAGGTTTATCGGCCTCTTCCTGTATTTCGCATAGGCTTATTGCCTCCGCCTTTGTATCCGTTAGCATAAGCGGCACGGCCTTGAGCGGCTGCTTTGGCTTGAGCTCCAGGACCTGTATATACCTTACCATTTGAACCCCATTGATAACCGGGCTTTCCATCTTTAGTCGCTTTGTGTACTGGCATGTCATTATTTTCCTTTAGGCAATTTTAAACAAGGATCATTTGGAATCTTACGATTACCATGTTGTAATGGGTTTGGATTTGGTTGGTTTCCGTTTGGTAACATATTATTTTCCTTTCTTAGTCCATTTTAATGGGTTGCTTGATACATTTTGTTTAACATCTAATGTAGGTTGTATCACACCTTTTGGGAAGTTCATACGGTTTGGTTGAGAGCTTTGTAGTGCAGTATAGAGCCTATCATTGTTAGGGCCATAGCTTTCAGTATTCATATTAGGCTTTGGCATTTGCTCACCGCGAATACCTTTAATTGGTTGGCTTGGATTCTTTAAATTTGTTTCATTAAAGGGTTTGCCCATAGGCTTACCTGCGGTTCCTTGCTTACCAAAGTTAAACTTAGGTGCTTGATTAGGATTGGGTTTCATCGCCATTTTCGTTCTCCAAAGGTTCGATATCTGTACCATTTAAATCGCTTTGCTCACCAAGGATAGCATCCACCATCCATTGTGTCTTACGATGCTCATTAATACGATCACCTAAGAAGTTTTGTAAGCCATACTCACCTACCTCACCGGCAAGATAAGCGGCATCTTGTAGTGTTGAAACAATAGTATCTAAATCGCTATCAATAATTTGAAACAGTACCATTGGATCTGTGATGGAATCAACTGGATCTTCAAGTTGAGTACCGTTCATAATATCTCTATAGTCTCCTTTCGGGAAAACTCCGAGTCGGCGTAACTGTTCCGCATAATCATCAATAGCACCCTGGGCGTCTTCATATATGTGCTCTAACATCTTGTGATATTGCGGAAAGTCTTTTCCCATCACAGTCCAATGGAAATTGTGAGTCTTTAGGTAATAGGTAAAGTTATTACCAAAGGCTGTATAGAGTAGATCTATTGTTTGTTGTACTTGTTTAGGATCTATTTTCATGCTAATGGTCTCATATTAAGTGTTTTGCGAACATAGTTTTTCGCAGGTGCTGGATTCGCTCCCGGCTGTTTAATTGGAGTTGTTGTACCATCTGGGGCAACCTTTACAGCACCTGCGGCACTTGGTTCAGTTAAAGGTTGTGGTGGCCACATAGCATCAAGTTGATCTTGTGTATAGGCAGTGGTTGGACCGTTGTTTTCGATATCAAGGTCTTCGCATAATAGTTCCATCAGCTTGCGGTCAATAACAGCAAGAACTTCTGGACTTGTTGCTGATGCTTTGGCGACTTGTAATTTGGTATATTCAGCATTCTCATCCTGGATACCATAAGCATCTTGGTATTTGATCTCGCCGTCGAACTCAGGTAGTCCTTGGTAGCGGGCAAAGATTTCCCATAATTGTTCTTCGGCGAGCTCAAGGTTTTTAGCCTTCTCTGCAAGTTTAGCATTAAGCAATTGGAATTCAGTGGCCATTGCAACACCACTTAATAACTTGGCAGCAGTAGCACGGACTGAACCTGTATTGGCCATTAGATCAATAGCGGCAACAGAATGGTCAATAGCTTGGTAAACACTGGCAATTTGTGCACCACTTGTTTCGAGTAAGTATGGCTTTAATCCTGGATCCAAATTCTCTGGCATGGCAACAATCGACCCTGCTCCGGAACTTGCTTGTGTTTCATTAGTCTTAACTAATGATGGATGATTGTCTAAGCGTACTGCTTGTTCAACTTCACTTAATTGATTATAGATAAACTGTTGTGTCTTGGCAATGTCTTGAATATCGCTAACACCAAATCCACGCACGATTGAACGCTGACTATAAACACAAATCATAGGAATAAATCCTAAGCCATTTGGTTCAACCATTTGTGATAGTTCTTCACGAGTATCATAATTGACTTCATGAGTTGTAATAGTTTCAGGTGTCCATTCTTTGATAGTTTGGACAGAGCCGTTGATCTCTTCAACATATTTAACATAGCATAACTCATGGCGTCCACTTGGGGCACGCTCCCAACGCCAATCAATAACAACTAATGGTGATAGGATATTAACATATGGGCGGAGTCCAACGGCTTCTTCATCGGCTTTGGTTTGAGCACCTACATCAGGCTTGGCAACCATAATCCAGCAGTGGCCAAATACACTTGCCCATGTGCTTACTTCTTTCATAAAGTGGTCAAGTGTACGACCATCTAAGTCTGCATCATCAAGGAAATCTTCAACTTCTGGCAAACCATCTAAACTACCAAGATTACGCTGTGGGCTTTCTTTGAATAAGAAACTGTTATAAACATTAATAACTGATTTGCAATGGTTGTGTAATGGAGTTTGATCTAAACGCTGTCCATATTCACTATCTGTTTCTAATTGATAACGAGTAAGTAATTGGTAGCGTTTATAGTCTTCACCGCCCATGTAGCTTACTAATAAGAAGCGCCAATTAGCGCGGTTGTAGTTGTAAAAGCGATTGGGGCTTGCAATTCGCCCCAGCTGTTCATCAACGATTTGAATTGTACTCATACTCTCATTCCTTGAATTGTTGGGCCTTTATATGCTACTTGCTGTCCCCAGCGTTGTGGCACATAAGGCATTGTATCTAAATCTCTGCGTACTGGGAACATGTAATCAACCATATAACCCAATGCGTCCATCATATGGTCATAGCCTGAATCTTTATCAGGCTGTGTTGTACCTTCTTTATAGGTATGTCGTTCTAATCCCTCAATAGTGTATTTACACTTAGGATGAATAAACAGGCGCGAAATGCCTCCTGCATCCCTTAATCTACTATTAACAGCATTGATCCTATCACGGACTGGAGTATGACTATTAGGACTCTTAACTACATAGCCTGCGTTTTGGAGGATGGTGATGTCAGTAGCACCGCCAGCCGAGGTTTTTCTTTGTCTGGCTGCTGGATCTGGGAAGACCCAGATTCTACTCTTGGGGTACCTTGTGTTAAGTTCTTCAACAATCTCTGCGGTGTTTGAAGAAAACATACGGATTTCATCGATGACATAAAGAGCGTCTCCTTGCCTAACAGCAATCACAGCACTCATAGGATCTATGTTAAAGTCCATACCTATGTATACCACTGATAAGTCTATAGTTTCAGGTGGTTGTGTGTTTACATTGCGATCAAACGCATAATAAATGCGTCCTGAATAAGTTTCAAAGGTTGCCATAAACTCTTGACGGAATGTACGCTCATCAAGATCTCTTTTGGCTGCTTCAATTTCGTCAACTTTAACATTACCGCCATCAAGTGTAGTATATTGATAGCTGGCCCAGGAGTCTGGTTGTTCATGGGGACTTGTATATAGGTCATGTGCCCAGTTGCCAATACCTTTAGGTGTGCCAATAAACAAAGCCTTGCCTTCTTTGTCTGCAAGTGTGGGGCGAAGAACTTCCGTCCATGCTTCTTCATCGATATCAGCAAACTCATCCATGACCATAAAATCAAGTCCTACACCACGCAAACTATCAGCATTATCCGCGCCCTTAAGGCTAATAACTGAATTGTTCTTGAGTGTTATGCTTAATTCACTTTCATTAACTTTCTTTGACCAGTTAAGGTCTTGGAGTTTGTGTTTTAGTTTGCGCCACACAATTTGTTTAGCTTGTCTGTATGTAGGGGCTACATACCATACTTCTCTATTGGGGATGCGAGCATGGAAACACAATTCAGCTATGCTTAAATGTGTTTTACCAAACCTGCGTCCCGCTACTACTACACGGAAACGGTGCTGGTCATCAAATATTGTTTGTTGGGGTTTACTTAACGGCATTGTTTAATAGTGCATGCCAATCTATATGTGCGGCTATAAAGGCAATAACGGGACCTAGTAGGGCTATGCCCGTCAACCATTTTGTCTTGAATCCTTTGAGCTCTTCAAGGTCCTGTGCTAACTGTGCGTGTTGGCTACAGCTGGCATCATACATGGTTTTTAGTTGGTCTTTTATTTCTTTATTTGAATCTCTAATATCCAGTTTTAAGTCTTCTACTGAATCTTTAAGGTTATCTACCTTAGTTTCCAGGACTGATACTCTTTCATTAGTTGTGGCCATTATAGATCCTTACTGTCCCAAGGTAATGGTGCATTTGCCTCGCTGTCTACTGGAGTATCGCTCATGCCCAATATATTCTTGGCTAAGAAGATTTGCACAGCCGCTGAGTTATTGCGCACAGCATTATTCAGCATAGCACGGCGTAGTGTAATCTTTAACTCTTCACGCCCTTTTGTAAGTTCTGCGGCGAAATTGCGGCTTATGGCATCTTCCGTGACACCAAAGAAGTTGGCAATTTCAATGTTCCTACAGCCTAATGCGGCAAGTTCTTGTACTTGTTCAGGGGGTACTATCTTTTTGTCGCGACCCACAGGTAAGCCTATAACTGTACCTTCAGTAAGTTCTTTGGGTTTAGGGCCCGGCTTACCTCTTGCGTGTAGTGTGCCTTCTGCTTCAACTACTTGTGGCTGTTCAGAGGCGGGGATAGTGTTTGGTTCTTCCATATCAATATTTATAGTAGGCAAGAAAAAACCGCCTTGTTTAAGGGCGGTTTTCGCATTTTTGAATCCGCCTTGTGGGCTTCATTTGAGGAGTTTTATAAATGCCAGGCTGTCAAAGGCCTAACAACATTATTTATTCTTTATGCTCAAACATCAGCTTTAAATTCAAGTAATGTTTTTGTAAACTGTGTAGGCTTTGTATTGTAGTGGTTAAATCTTGCTCACTTTTTTGATATGCGTGTGCTAATTTATTATGTGCTTGCTCAAGTCTACTCAAGCGTTCTGCAGTTTCTATCAGTAGGTCATAGGGGTCAAAATTGTTCATCATCTTCCATATTCTCTATTAAGTTGGCAAAGTTATTGCCCACTGGACTAAAGGTTTGTACAAGATTGATTTCATAATCAGTGCCTTCAAACAGTTTATTCCAGCGTTCTATAGGGGCTAATGCAAAGTCTTTGGGCAGACCATTTTTCATTCGGCCCTTGGCTTCATTTACCATATCGGTTAATATGTCTGTTAGTGTGCGATTCTGTCCCGAGGTTGTTTTAAAGCCTTTTAGGGGAGTACGGATAAAATCAACTAAATCTTCATTATTTTCCACTGCATCGCTGATTTCATAGACCACTGTTTTAATATGCTTGCACAGTTCTTTACGCTGTATAAGTGTTTGTTTAACATAGGTTGTAGAGTATTTAACTCCATCACGAGGTTCCATTTTATTAAATTTTTGATAGCGGATAGTTTTCATTTTTTGCCTGCCTTATATTGTTGCATTTTACGATATCTAATATTGAGCCTTAATTGCATTTGTTCCCGTATTTCGCGTTGGTGTTTGCCCGTGCGCTTTAGATGTTCATGGCGTTCAACTATTTCGCAGTTGTCCTTACTCCATGCTTTTTCAAAATCCTTGCGTGTAATACATTTTTGATGTCCTAAGCGACCGCGTTCATTCCACTGGTCTTTCCAAAGATCATACCATTCATCAAAGGTCATATCCCAACCACCTTCTTCTAAACCTTCACGCAAGCGATAGTTTGCCTGTGCTTTGGCCATTTGCCATGGGTGATACATATCATGCTTGTATTTGTCAGTGCCCACAAGCCATACATGGGGGCGTTCAACACCTTTTTTAAACACTGCCGGTTTCTTAATTTTAGTGGGTACCTTACCTGGCTTTCTTGCGGGTGACCCATCTTTTCTCATTGCACCTTCACTTAATCCCATATTGTTTCTCCTATATTGTTATATTACACTATATATTTATGCGAGTCTATAAATATGGCACAAATATTGGCCTCTTTTGAGCCAAATGATAATTACTGTATAGGAGAAAATATGCCAAAAATATGTGTATATGCAATCAGTCTTAATGAAGAGCAGTTTGTTGAAAAGTTTTATGAGTCTTGTAAGGATGCCGATTTAATTCTATTGGCTGATACAGGATCTACAGATAATACTATTAAGTTAGCCCGTAAATTAGGTATCAAAACTTACTCAATAACAGTTAGCCCATGGCGCTTTGACACTGCAAGAAATATAGCATTGGGGCTTGTACCCAAAGATATTGATATTTGTATTGCTTTAGATTTGGATGAAATTATGGTTCCCGGTTGGAGAGATATAGTTGAATCTAATTGGAGGAAATCTACGACTCGACTTCAGTACAGGTTTAACAATGGTATGGGAAATATCTTTAATGCAACCAAAGTGCATAAACGAGTCGGTTATCAATGGCATCATCTAATACATGAAATGATTGAAATAGATCCACGCCTTAAAGAAGAATGGGCTATTTGCGATCATATACTTGTTGAACATCATCCGGATCAGACCAAAAGCCGCGGACAGTATTTGCCCATGCTTGAAGCCGCAATTAAAGAAAATCCATATGACAGCAGGGATAGTTGGTATCTTGCCCGTGAATATTGGTATTACAAACAATATGATAATGCCATTAAAGAGTTTGAACGCTATCTAAATTTACCCACTGCCACATGGCATCACGAGCGTGCATTTGCCTATAGACACATTGGACACTGTTATCTTGCATTAGGTAAAGGAGAGCCTGCACTTAAGAATTATAGACTTGCTATCGATGAGGCAAGATATATTCGCGATACTTGGTTAGATCTTGCACAGGCTTGTTATGAACTTAAACAATGGCAAGAGTGTTATTATGCAGCCACACAAGGATTAACTATTACTAACCGTGAGTATGTGTTTACAAGTGGGCCTGCGCCTTGGGGTTACAAATTATATGATCTTGCCGCTTTGGCTGCTTATAATCTTGGCATGCGAGATATGGCCATTAAGTATGGGGAGTTAGCCATTAATTTTGAACCTAATGATCAACGATTGTTAAACAACCTAATATATTATCAAAATCTATAAGTATTGTGTCCGCTGATCAAATGGCTATAAGAGTGATACAGGTGAAATTGTTTTGCCATTTTCCACACTAATGTTTAACTCTGGCGGACACCTTTAATATATGTTTGCCATGTACTCTTACCTGTATATGGCCATTGTAATAATTACTGGTTTCAAGAACACCGCGCATAAATTGTTCTTTAGCTTCCATGTAACTGGTTTCGCTTTTACTTTTACAGTAGTGCAATATTTCTCTGCGAAAGTATTGTTTACCCACTATTTCAATATCTTTAGTTAATTCATCACAGCTACCATAATAGTCCTGCCAATCGGAATCTATTGATTTGCGAATGCGTTTCTTAACTTTCTTACCATTTTTTTGCAATATCATCTTATAGGTAGTTTTGGCAAATTTAGCCAACTTCTTACCTATGTATTTCTTATTATTACTTAAATTGGTAATGATATAGACAAAGCCCACGCAATCTTCTGGCAATGAGTGTACGGGGCTTCCTTGATGTATCCAGATCATACTCGAGTACACCTATTTAAAATTGCACTCACATAAAGATATTGTTTTTCGCTAATCTTGCTATCTTTACGCCATTGTCGACATACACTGGCAATAAAGGCAATTTCTCTATGTGTAATGCGTTGTTGTATAGCAGGAGTATCAAGCCAATAATGTGCTCGATCCATTAGTTCTTGATCAGTCAAAGATTTCTCCATGCTTCATAGCAAGCCATGTATGTGTATGACTTCCCTTGGGTATAAAGAAACATTGGTAATCACCTCTCCATTCAGCATCAGGTGCAGATTCAAGAAATTCCAATGCTCCTTTAGGATCATGCGTTATATTACTCAATATAAGTTTGATCATATCTATGCGAATGTATTCCAGTTTCATAGTCAAGGTTATCCATATCTATTATTAATTGCTGTAAAGTATTTAATGTTTGTTGTTTTGTTTGTGTTATTTCTTGTGTATCATCGAGGTGATATGCTATTTGATTTAATATTTGTTTTGCTATCATGTACTTCTTTCATTAAAAGTTTAAACTTCGTTTAAACTAAACTTCGTTATCACTCAGTTTAATTTCTTTCTTCTTATAAAGCAATATTATTGAAGAGATATTATGTAGGGCAACTAACAGTCAGACGGAACCGTTTTGCTCGGTTCCATCTTTTGTCATTATGTGAGGGTTTCACAGCCAAGACATTAGGAAGCAGGTTTTTTGTTTATCCACTTGTTGCTGTTGGGCTCTAATCTTTCCCTACCTGCATTGACTCGCATAAGCGCCTTAAGACTCGTTCCTCAGTTTCTTAAGTTTTTACAGCCAAGTGTTTCGTATGCTAACATTCATACTACATCAATGCTTAACTCACTTCCGTTATTTCAGGATACTGGATGTCTCTCCAGGGGAGTGCCTCAATGTGTTTCGTGTCTGGTTATTCCCCAGTTTTTCCACAGCGGTATTGCAAACTGGCCCGCCAACCTTTAGTGTTAGATGATTTGCCTTTGGAAGTATTGGAATAAACTTTATTTTTGAATTGTGCCATGTGATTGCCTATACAGTATTTAGTATACAGCAAAAAAATCAGTATTAAAAGAGGATTGGTAAAGAAAAAGCCCGTGTATTAAACGGGCTTTGGAATAGGTGTAGAGAGGATTTATTATAGGATAAAATTAACATGGCAATCAATTTTGGATAAGAATAAACTAAGATCATGACAATCACAGTTCACAGAAGTGTTGCACCTCTGTACCTCTCTACACATTTATTTATCTCTATTGCGTATCTGATGGAAGAAAACGACATGTGCATTTTGACAACTTCTGCTGTCAACAAACCCTGTTTTGTCCGGAAGTTCCCATAATCCACAAGCTACGCATTTGGTACGCCAATGTCTTGCAGGAGTTGTATAAAATCTTCTTTCAATCTTTTGATCTGGAATTATTTTGCCACAGCCCAATTCACATAATCTTTCAACTGGTTTAAGTTTAAGCAACTCAAAACCTAAAGTTGGATTAAATTGTTTATTAAGTACAACTTCTTCTCCGTCTATAATTATTTCGTTATCATCTACTTCTGGATAACGGACATCGGTAGTTGATCGAGGACTTACATCTTCAATTTCAGCAACTTGCTCAATTAATTCACGGAGTTTTTGTTTATCTATCATGCCAATATTTAAATCAACATGATAGATTTAACTTTAATTTTGGTTATGCTGAACGGTTTATAACCTTTACTCGAAAACTTCTGCGATCAATCCAACCATCTCGTGTAGTAACTTTAACTGATACAGTATAACTCTTATCTACGCCACCATGGCTTAATTCAACATAAGTTTTTTTGTTTCCCCCGGCAATGCCTTCGGTAACCTTTAATAATGGATTAGGATCATTAACACGAGCCGAAACAGTGTATTCAGCGGTATCAATAATATCTCCACCATCAAGCCATTGACTCCAATCAAATGTATAGATTAATGTTGCTTCTGGGTCTTTATCTATCCAAAGACCTTGATTAACTTGATAAAATCCTGTTGACATGTTTATTCCTTAATAATATAATCTCTATTTTCGTGTTCAATAGTCCACGATGTTGATTCTGTTTCAATAATATATTCTCTATCTTCAAATGGTACAATCCATACTTGTGCAGGATCCAAATAAACATTTACCGGCGAACATATTAATGTACTTACCGTATACAAGTTTGCCTGTACATTGATCGGGCCAGTTATACTTGCAACCAAACTTGCTTGTACATTTAATGATGCTCGACCACCTGAACGCTTAATGTTATTTGTAACAACAGTAAATTGGCTGTTTAGATGTGCTTCTGCTTTAGTAATTCCACCTTGACCATTACATGATACAGTAAAGTTAGCTTGTAAATTAATTGCTTCTGTTCTTGTGCGACTAATAACTGCTAATTCAAATGCATCAACAGCTAATTGTGCAGTTGATTGTCTAATTCTGCTTATAATTGCAGAAACAGTTGCAGTTGAGCTTAATGATGCACTTGGATGTTTAATATCAATAGTATTGGCTACTAAACTTGCATTACATAATAATGTAGCACCTGTTCTTAATGTTTGACTTGGAGCAACTGCCAATGAAGAAGTTGAAGTTAAGGCAGCACCATCTGGAATAATATTAACTTTACTTAATTCAGCAGTTAAAGTAAAGTATGCAAAATTATCACTTTCACCATATACAACACCAAAGTCACTACTTAAATTGTTATCAAAGTGGAATAGACCTTGTGTATATTGATCCGGACGGAATTGTTGTGTCGGTAATGTAAAGCTATTGCCGCTATAACGACCGCCACCAATACTCCAACGGAATTCGTCGAAGAACATGGTATAAGTTGAAGTAAATGGTGTTATACGGAATTGACTTTGTGTTCCATCCGATGTACCAACCTTAATTGCTGTTGAATTACCTACAGAATAATTACTTGGAATTTGTGCAGATCCTACAGATGACAAGTATCCATTTACATATAATCTAATATAACCATTACTTCTTATAAGGGCAATATGTCCTGTAGTAGATGGAGAATTAACAGTTATAGTACCTTGGCCGGTTATGCTACTTGTAATGGTAGCAGTCATTGGATAATTAGCACTTGGATTTACATCAATCTTAATACCATTTGAATCAATAATTCTCTTATTATAAATCCATCCAGTCATCGAATTAACATCAAACCAGAATTCTAAACACCAATCTTTAGTGCCCGGCTGGAAGTTACCAATTGCCGCATCTGTAAGAGGAACAAGTTGATAATAATTGTATATGCCATTACCTGGGCCTGCATCCGGTGGAATAGCAAGGCTTGTACCACTTGTTGTAGGTTGATGTCTATGTACAGTATCATATACAGGAACCAATCCATCATGTACCCATTGGATATTTAAACTACCCATCGGGTCAATATTAGCTATTACAGTAAATGTAGCTATCATATTGATCGAACCATATGGAATTCTGTTTACATCAGCCGTTAACGATACAGTTGATTGTAGGTCGGCTGCAAGTTCAATACGATATGATGTAAATGTAAATGCAGTTATACTACCTGAATTATTTGTAGCACTAATAGTATTTGAAGTAGTAGCAGAACTTAATAAAGTAGTAGATACATTATAACTTGGTGCAGTAAAAGTAAAATTTGAACTATTAATAACCGATGATACATCTTCTGTAAAAGTATAATTACCATAAGTTCCAGGTGTGCTACCGTTAGTAGGCAATATAGCAGTGTAGTATGAACTACCTAAATACATCTTACCTTTAACAATCTTAATATCATTAGGTGCAATAGTACTTGTAGAGGCTAATGAACGCTTCCATACTACATTACCGTTAGGGTAAAATTTAACAATACCAACCTTTGTACCTAAAATATATGTAAGATATACATTACCTTCTTCATCTAAATTGATACCTTGACCAAATTCGTTAGAACTTGTACCAATAGTTTTTTGCCATTGGACTACACCCGAAGAATTAAATTTAATAATTACTTGATCATATCCACCGGCACCTTGAATATTTTCATATCCTTGTACATAGACATTACCTGCGCTATCTGTAACAACTTTATCATAGGCAATATTGCTATTATATTTGCTAAAGGCAAATGTACCATTGCTATACCAAGCATCTAAATTACCGCTTGCAGAAACTGCAAAAACAGTATTATTAAGACCAACAGCTACTGAAACATATGGATTTGGTATATTTGGAGCAACTTGCCATAATAATGTACCTGAACTATTGTATTTGGCAATAAATGCTCGATTATTATTAGTAATACCACAAATAATAGGATTACCAGAACTATCAATAGTAATAGCTCGGCCAGTATCAAAGTTATTGGCATTACCACTTAATGTGTGTTGCCATAGGCTATTACCATTATTATCAACTTTGGCAATGAATACATTATCGGATGTACCTGTTGAGGTATTACCAACTAAGAATATATTATTGCTATTATCAAGCGTAAGATCACTTACATTATAGATGTTATCGAATTTATATTGATAATCAATATTACCCAATGGATCAAATTTACTAAATCCGCCATTTGTAATACCATAGATATAACCCGATGCATCTACATCTAAGTTTGTATTATTATAAGCAGTACCATTGGCAATCCAATATGGACTACTCATACTTGGCGAAGCAATAACAGAACAATTAACTGTTAAATCTGCCGAAGTTCTTAAGGTAGAGGTTAATTGAACAGTTGATGTAAACGAGACATCAAGCTGAGCCTCAGCTCCGGCTAT